CGACCATGCGCGTAAGATTTCCCCGGTCTGCGCGGGAGTCAGGTCGTCGACTGCGTCGCCCATAAAGCCACGCAGCCATTCGATCTGACTTTCGTAGTCGCCATTCGTGTTTTTGAACGCGATCAGCTCGCGGTTGGTCATCGACCCGGCGAGCGGAATCCTGTAGATTTTTTCTTTTCCCTCGATCTGAAATTCAAAATATTCAGTCTTGCTTACGCTGAATGTCCTCATGCAGTCACCACTCCGTCATCCGTAAGAATGTAGATGCTTGTTCCCGTAGAGTCGGGATAGCAGGACAAGGTTACCGGCCAGCTCACTGCGGAGTTGGATGCAAACGTGATCTCGCCGACCTCCGTGATCTGTCCATCCGGAACCACGATCACGATTCTGGCGTCGCCGTCCTTCATCAGGAATACCCACGCCTGCTCCTCGGGCAGATGCGCGCCAAGCTTGGCCATGACCTGCTTACCGTGAGTCGCGTTGGCGACCACTTCGCTGACATTCTCATCACCGAAGGCAATCTTGAGCGCTCCGGCGTTGGTGGAGATCATCGTCCACGCGAGCGTGCCGTCGAAAGATTCCAGAACCTTGCGGACAGTCGCGCCGCTCCAATCCTTAATCTCCGTTGTGCTCATGGAAGGCGCCAGTGTGAGACCGTCCTCGGAAACGTATTCATCGCCGACGAATGCCTCATCGAGAGTCACTGCTGCCTTTGTGATGTTTTCCAGTTTCGGAACGGTCGTCCCAAGCGGGGCATGTTTAATCGCTCCTGTTACTTTCTGGTCCGGTGCGCCGATGCGCACATCCGAATTCTTAGGCATTATTTATACCTCCTTGTTTCTCACTAATATCTGTGCTTTGATGGTGGTTCTTGGCAGATTTGGGTGGCGCGGGTCCGGGTTGTGGTAGGGGAGGCTCGTGACCTCCGAGGCGTAGCATGTAGTCTCGACCGTCTCGCCCTCGAGTTCCCTGATCCATCCGCAGAGCTCCGAAGCCGTTTCCATTGCGTCCGCTTCAGTCAACGCGTAAATATCAAAATCCACGCTGTTGTTTTCCAGGACGCGGTCGGTCGTAAATCCTCCCGTCCTCGTGACATGGATATGCGGGAGGTCTTCCCCAAGTGATGCGGGGATCGCGTGCGCCGATGCGCTATAACCTTTTTCTGTGAGCAGCTCATAAAGAGCCGTCTCAATATCAACACTTACTGTCATGCGTGCACCGCCTTTGTCAGCACCTTGTCGACGGCCTCCTCGATATTCCCCTCGGGATCTCCCGAGACGAACCCGGCAGCCGTGTATTGGTTGTTCTGTGCCGGGGTATAGGTGAAATGCTCGCCCGCTTCCGCCGCGATTCTCTCGCCAGCTGCGTCGACCGCCGCCTTCATGCCTTCCGACTTGAAGACTTCAGCCCATCCGGCACTGTTGTGTTCAATCCTTACTTTTGCGCCCATCAGCCTTTCCACCTTGTCAGCGTGCATCTGGTGCTTGACGCCCGTCCTGTCGGCGATTTGGTATGGAATACCTCACCGATCACCTCGTACAATTTGCCGTCATAGACGACCCTGTCGCCCTCCCGGATGTCGGCGTCATAACTCGCCCGGAGCGTGCGGGCGTCTGTGATGTTCTCCGTTCTCCCGGCAAAGTCCCTGGACGTGCCCGCTGCCGTCACCTGCACACGATCGATAGTAAGCTCGTCTGCCTGCTCCCAATCGCGGTATTCGTTGCCGTTCTTTTTCCTGAGCGGCGCCCTCACAATGGTGACGGTATCTCTGAAAAAACTAAGCCCCATGACTGCTCACCACCTTATAAGCTTCCAGAGCCGCTTTCTGCTGCGCAGTCAGCCCTGCCGCAATGCTCGACGCACTCTGCGAGTAACTGATGCTCACGCCGTCTGCGCTCTCTGATATCACACCTGCCGATACAGACAGGACTCCCGCCGTGATCGCGCACACTGCTTCAGCCAGGTCCGGAACCATGTCTTCCTCATACCCCGCCGTGTATTTGACTTCGATTCCGTCCCATCTGGGTGACCATCTTTTGAATTGTGCGCGCCTTAACAGCCCGTCACGCCGCCACTCATACTGGCCCTCGCTCAGCTCTTCGCCGTCCTCTGTCACCTTGGTGATCTCGGAGACGTAGCCCGCAGGGAGCCTCAGAACCTTGCCCCCTCCGTCCGGATGTGCTGTGCACTCTACTGCCGGGCAGATGTGCCAGCCGCAGTAATTACGGACCGCCTGTGACGCCGCGAGGAGCGCCGACTCCATTCGAGGATTATCGCGATAAGCCATATTCGTGAGCGCGTGAAAGCGCTCCGGTGTGATGATCGGCGGGATTTCTTCCGCTTCATATCCCCATGGCGTCATCATTTGTTTTTCGGCACCTTTCTGGATTTGTTGGCGGGAGTTTTATTTGATTTGTCTTCCGGCTTCTTTTCGACAGCGCCTTCAGGCTGTTCGCCTTCTTCGTACTGCCATTCCTTGCCGTTGATGATATAGATCTTCAGCATGTCGCCGCCTTTCACTACAAAAACAGGGAGACGCCGAAGCGCCTCCCCTCATTGATCATTATTCTCAGGACGCCTTTGTCAGCTTCTTGAAGCCTGCGGGACGTCTGACCGCGAGAGCGAGTCTCTCCTCGGCGCGGATCGTCATCAGGTTCTTGACGAAGTCGTCTTCGTTGGTGTTGACAGCCTCAATGCTCACGCCGCCGTTCTGTACGACAGATGCACAGGTCTTGTAAGCGCCGACCACGATCGTGCCTGCTGCCACTGCAGGAGATACGCATACATTGATGCCCCAGAGGTTGGGAACATTCTGAGCGCCGAAGAATCCGCCGCCGTAGTAGCGTTTCTCGTTGTCCTTGGCTACGCGGAGTGCATACCAGTCTGCAGGATTGATCAGGATCGCGTCAGCCGCGAAGCCGGAGCTGTTCTGTACGTCCATAGCAGCCTGCAGGATCGCGTCTGCGATGTCGGACGCTGTAGCATTTGCAGCATATGTGCCGTTCTGAATGCCGGAAGTAGCGAGCAGGTCTGTGACCAGTTTGTTCTGTTCCACGAGGCCGAGCTCATAGAGCAGTCTGCCGTTGATCGCGGATGCCAGGAAAGGATAATCGTTGATATACTCGTCGGATTCCTTGATGTGGCAAGCAACCTTAGCAAGGCTTACGGTCTTAGGTGTAGGATCTGCAAAATGGATCTGAGGTTTCTCAGCGCCCTCAGCGGTCACTGCAGGAGTGCCCTGCATAGCGCCTTCCACCAGGTAGACCAGTGTGGATCCGGAGATATTCTCAGCGCCGAACAGGTCACGAACTACCAGCGGGACACGAGCTGCTTCGACTACGGTCTTGTCGAATGTGGTCGCGAAGTCCACGGCTCCTGCGGGGCTGGTCTGTGTGTCTGTCGCCGCCTTGAATGCGGGAACGTTGAGATCGAACTTCTTGCCGATCTGCTGGTTCTTAATAGCTTCTACAAAATTCTCGCCAAGTGTTCTGGGCATGGCTTTTTCCTCCACTTCTTTGTCGGCCTTCTCGACCTTCGGTGTCTCGAGGCCCTTCATGAGCGCCTCAGCTTCATCTGCTGCGTCGATCTGTGCCTGCACGTTCTTCACTGCCGTGATCGCGTTCTGGAGATCGTCCGCTGATTTCTCGCCGGCTTCTACAGCTGTCTTGACGTTGGCCAGTTCAGCCTTAGCCGCTTCGAGTCTTTCCAAAAGAGTCATTTCTGACCTCCTTTCATCAGTAGGTTGTCTGCTTCTTTCAGAAGATCCGCCAGCCTTGTCTGCTCCTTATCGTTGACCGTATCCGGTTCCTCCGACTTGGCTTCCGAGTCTCTCGGCTCTTCTTCTATATCGTCACTCTCGTCAGTCAGCAGCTGATTGGCGAGAGAGATGATCTGCTTAATGATGTCTTCGTCCGACTTGCGGTTCCGCCTGCCGGCTTTAACTGAGACGACTGACGTGTCCGGATTCGCCGGGTACATCACAAGACTGACCTCGTGGATCTTCAGCTTCCGGAGTTCGTTCGCCTTGCGTCCGTCCTCCAGCGTGATCTCACCGGCTTCGAGCACGTCATATGCGAAGCTGAACTTGCACAGCCGTCCATCCGTGGTGAGCTCCCTGGCTCGCTGTCCTTCCGGAGTGTCGTCAAATGTCGCCGTAAACTTCAGACCGTGATCGTCCTCTTCCAGCTCGACGACTGTCCCAATGTACGAGTTCAGGTTGAACGAATCATGGTTAAACAAAAAAGGAAGGACACGTCCCTCCTCTTTGATCTGTGCTATGTGTTCCGCGAAGGCGCCCTTCGCCACGACGTCGCCGTAGCTGTCCGGCTCTCTCGTCCAGGTGGACGCGTATCCGGTGACAGTGCCGTGGTCGGCCTTCACTTCAAAAGATTTTGTCTTGATCATGTCTTAGTCCCTCACTTCTACGACCAAAATGCAGTGGCAGTTCGCCACTTCTTCGACATCAAGATTGTCAATGTCCCCCGGCCACATTGCGCCGTTGCTGAATGGCTCGTCGTATTGGACTGTCTCTCCGTTCATGGCTGCATGTGATGCCCTGGGATTTCCGGATGTAGTTTCCCACGTCTTGAAGACGTTCTGCCCGCGTGCCCCGTTCTGTCTGCAGGCCTCCATGGAAGACCAGCCGATCAGGGCTCCGGCAAATGCGAGCCCGGCACTGTCTGCCCGATTATCCTCAGCATTCTCGAACACGCCCCCAGGCGTCGCCTTGAGCGCTTCGTTGTCCTCATCGTCCGCGTCAAGCGCTTCAAGCAGCTCCTCGTAGGTCGTCTGGTTGATCATCTCCGCGCGGCGCTTGCACATGGACCGAATGAACGCTTCCGTCCGCCCCGGATCATAATCGCCGTTGTCGAACAGCTTTCGGACCGTTTCCTTCGCGACAGATGCGCTAAGCCCGTAGGCTTCCTCGAACAGATCCTCCGCGAGCTCTTTGTTCCAGCGCTCCTCGTTCCACCACTTCTCCGACTTAGCCCTCAGCTTCGGCAGCACGCTCTCGGCCTGCCGCTTAAAGAAGGACTTGTACACCTTCGAGATCCGGTCTGCTTCCTCGTCCGTGGGCTTTCCCCGGGACTTGCGCGCCTCTGATTTTTTCAAGATCTTCTGCGGCGCTGAATTGTATCTCTCCTCTGTCGGATCCGTGTCTCTCGGTGATGCAAGCCCGCCTGTCAGCACGTTCAGTGGAGTGATCAGGTCGTCTCCGCCCTCGATCGCCGGAAGATCCAGCCGTGCTCTCGCCTCATTCCTTGACAAGAAGGGCGCTCCGACCGCGCTGGACAGTGTCGCGATCTTCTCTTCATAAGTTCCCTCGGTCTTGATCGTGATGTCATATGCGATATAGTGGTTTTTTGGCTCGCCGACTCTTGGTAGCAGTACCATGTTCAGACGGTCCGTCGCCTGCATCAGCGTAGGCGCTAGGCAGTCGTTATACAGTGCCCTCGCATTATCCCTTGCGCTTGCGTATGTCTGGCCGCTGCCCGGCCAGATCATCCCCGGATTGACATGATAGACTGCCGCACAATCTTCTCGAGACAGCTTCACCGCCTCGGCCCACTGGGCGTCGCGGCTGTTAAACTGGACCGTCTTGATCTCCATGCCATCTTCGAGGATTGGCATTCCGCCTCCCTCTCCTGCCTCGGATCCGGCCCAGGATGCTTTCCAGGTCTCCTTGAATCTGTTAAATGCTGTCTCCGACCACGGTGCGACGTCCTTCGGCCTTGTCAAATACGCATTAAACCTTCCGCCGCGGTGCCACATCTGCCGGCGGAACTTATTCGACTCCACCTGCTCGTGCAGCGTCTCCTTCAGCGCTGAGATCCTGCTGTACTGCCTCATCGGATCTGTCGGATCATAGCCGTGGAACAAAATGAACTTGTTCGCCGGGATCTCGATCGGAGCTGTCCCCTGGTTCGTTCCGACCACGATGTACTCCGGAGCGAAGGGCGAAGCGCCCTTGTAACTCTGGATCCATGCCGCGGGTATCGGCCTCAGCTCCCAGCCGCTCTCTGTCTCCTTGCTGGGGACGATCAGCGTCAGGAAGCGCTCATACAGGAGCAGATCCGTGTACATCCAGCGCTTAAACTCGTAGGCCGTCATGTCCTGATTCGGGTTCTGCAACAAAAGAGCCGCGGGGCTGTCGTGCACCCTCGGCCTGTCTGTGTCGCTCGCCCTCTCGTATACCTTGATCGGGATCTGCGCTGCGTTATCTGCTAAAAAACTTACTACTGCGCGGAGATTAGGCTGTGTCCGATACAGCTCGGCCGCATCCATGTTGGCGATACTTACGCCATAATCCCCGCCATACACATATGTGATTTGTGGCCGGAAAAGATTCCGGAGGCCGCTGAATATAGCCATATCTGCCCTCCTACACGACCAGCACGCCTCTCTCCTCGTAGATGCTGTCGTACATCTTCTGTTTACTCGTCCCGATATGTGTCGCGGCTCCGAATGCCATCGTCACAGCTACCAGTGGCGAGATGTCTTCCATGCTTTTGTTCCTGTCCCACGCCCAGGCGCCGTCTCCCATGGGCCGCGTGACAGCGATATTTGCCGCCAGGTCCAGCGCTGGCTGAGTGATGTGATAGACGGGCACTGCGTCCGTCTCGGCGTCCTCAGCGCATGCGGATACGGCGTCATACAGCCGCCCGCACCAGCCGGCGACGTCTCTCCCACAGCACTCGACGATCTCCACACCGTCGATCGCCGCGATAGTGTCCATCATGGACGCGATCGGCGCTCCCTTACTCTGCAGCGCGATCTTTATTCCTGACGGATAATTAGGCGCCGCCGTCTGCAGCCACTTCACGATCCAGCCTGATCCGGCTCTGTACTCTGCAAGCTCTACATGCCAGGCCCCGTCTGAGCGTTTTCCGCAGACCGCGATGCTCGTGTGGAGACGGTCCGCCGCGATGTCAACGCCGAACCACAGCGGAGAATCATCCGCGATGGTGCTCTTCTCATCCTTGCCTGCATCCCAGGAGCCGATCGGAAACGGTGGCGCCACTGTTGACGTCACCCACTGGCAGAGGCACTCAGTCTTGAACACATCAGCGGGATCATCAGCTTGAGCCGCCTTGAGAGTAGACAGCTCAATCGTGTACCCTAATGATGGATTCGCTTGCGCCCATGCTTTTACGTCCGTCGGTTCCGCATCGGGAGGCGCTGACCACTCGAACAGGCCGAGCGCACTACCTTCTACTGAGTTGTCGGCTTCTGGCTCCGATTCTCCCATTGCTTTCACGATTCCATCAGGATCCCCGAGCTGCGCGTGTGCCCGCATACGGAAGTGCCTGAGCACTACGCTCGTCCCGTCTCCCGCATTGGACATACACCACAGGAGCGCGTTCTTGCGTGCCATGCCTGTCTTTGACAGTGCCGCCCATGCTTCCCATGTCTGATGCTCTCGAAGCTCATCCAATAGCACCAAATCGGCTGATTTACCACGGCCTGCTTTGCGGTTGGAAGCACGAACTCTGTAGTCTCTGT